ATCGGGTGCAATGAGATAGACCACCGCATGATGTACGCATATTGTCAGAACCACAACCCCAAGTTCCCTTTCCTTGAACCGATACAGACATTCAAGGATAGAACGGATTTACCGCCCGAATTGTACAATCTTGACATTTTGGACGGGTCGCCGCCTTGTTCTACATTTTCGATGGCTGGTGTGAATTGCGGGCGTGAAAAAAGTTGGGGCAAAATGAAGAAGTTTAGAGAGGGGCAAGCCGAACAAGTTTTAGACACCTTGTTTTTCGACTTCATAGACCTTGCAAAGAAGCTGCAACCCAAAGTCGTTGTCGCCGAAAATGTCAAGGGGTTGTTGCTTGGTGAAGCCAAGGATTATGTAAGACGGATATACGAGGGCTTCGAGGATGCCGGGTATTATTGCCAACATTGGTTGCTTGATGCACAAAAGATGGGTGTTCCGCAACGGCGTGAACGGGTTTTCTTTATCTGTTTACGGAAAGACCTTGCTACCCCATTTTTGGTGATGCAAAGCCTTTTCAATGATGTGCCGAAATTAGACCTTGACTTCAAAGAAGCACCAATTATGTTTTCCGATGTCGTTGCGGGCGTTGGTCGTGAAATAAAATCAAAGGAGATGCGGAAAAGATGGGAATCAAGATTGCCGACCGATGATGATTTTGGTGATGTAACAACAAGGCTTTATGGACGGCGATTGACATTCAACACGCAATTTGCATTCCTTGACCGTGTGTGCAATACTCTTACGGGAAAAGAGGATTCAACGGTGCATTATGATAAACCGTTTTATCTTTCGACCCAAGAAGTGACGACAATTGCAACATTTCCACAAGACTACAATTTTGCGGGTAATAAACCCCATTATGTGTGCGGAATGTCCGTGCCGCCCGTAATGATGGCACAGGTCGCAAGCAGAATATGGGAACAATGGTTATCGAAGATTTAGAAAATAATGTTTCACTATAAAACAAAAGACAATGAAGTTACTATTCTTTGACCTTGAAACGACCGGGGTAAATCCCGGCAAAAATGGAATCCATCAAATATCGGGTGAAATCGTGATTGATGGCGTTTCCAAAGAACAATTCGATTTTCACGTTCAGCCCAACCCCAAGGCGGTAATCGAAGAAGAAGCCTTGAAAGTCGCGGGGGTGACACGTGAACAAGTGTTGGCATACCCGCCAATGCGACAAGTGTATTCGGAATTTGTTGCGATGCTTGAAAAGTATGTCGATAAGTACAACAAGAAAGACAAGTTCTTCTTGGTCGGTTATAACAATGCGGCTTTCGACAATCAGTTTTTGCGCGGTTTCTTCTTGCAGAACGGCGACAATTACTTTGGGTCTTGGTTCTGGTCGAACACCATTGATGTGATGGTGCTTGCGTCCGCATACCTTGCGACACGCCGCCCCGACATGGAGAATTTCAAGTTATCAACGGTCGCCAAAACGCTTGGTGTTGATGTTGAAAGTGAATCATTGCACAATGCCTTGTATGACATTAACTTGACAAAGGCGGTGTTTGACATTGTAACTAACAAGCAATGAAAAATATAGAACTATTCAACGACCATTTCCAAAACTTCAAAGTTTATGGAATCCCCAAGGCGCAACTAATCATTGCCGACCCGCCATATAACTTGGGCGTGAATGCTTATGCAAGCAATCCGGCATGGTATGTTGATGGGGATAACAAAAACGGAGAATCGGAAAAGGCGGGAAAAGAGTTTTTCGACACGGATAAGGATTTTCGCCCGGCTGAATTTATGCACTTTTGTTCGCAAATGCTTATAAAAGAGCCTAAACAGCCGGGGAAAGCCCCTTGCATGATAGTTTTTTGTGAGTTTGAACAACAATTCAAATACATAGAACTTGGCAAGCGATATGGATTTAACCATTATATCAATCTTGTGTTCCGAAAGAACTTTTCCGCGCAAGTTCTGAAAGCGAACATGAAAATCGTTGGCAATTGCGAATATGGGGTGTTGTTGTACCGTGACAAATTACCCAAATTCAATAATGATGGCAGGATGGTTTTTAATTGCTTTGATTGGATAAGGGATAACGAAACACCCAAAGTGCATCCGACCCAAAAGCCCGTTCCATTGCTTGAACGGTTGATTCGCATATTCACAGACCCCGGCGATGTGGTTATTGACCCTTGCGCCGGAAGTGGAACAACATTGTTGGCGGCGGCAAACCTACAAAGAAAGGGTTATGGATTTGAAATTAAGAAAGACTTTTACAAGGCGGCAAAAGAACAAGTCTTATCGCATTTCACGCCAAAATTGTTTTGACCGGGTATTATTAACATATAAAACTTCAAGAAATGACTTACAACGATTTGACCGAAAAAGTGCATTCCAATGCCGTAAAACACGGCTTTTGGGATGAAAAAAGAAGCAACGAACATTGTTTGATGCTTGTGATTACCGAAATCGCCGAAATGGTGGAAGCTGACCGCAAGCGTAACAAAGCAGGGGTCGGCGCAAAGCTGATTATCAAACAGGACATGGGGAAAGGCAAAGCATTTGAAGATGCGTTTGAAGCAATAGTAAAGAACACCGTTGAAGATGAAATGGCGGATGTCGCCATTCGCCTTTTCGACCTTGCCGGGGCATTGGGAATTGACTTCGAGAAAATGAAGCCTTGCCGATATTACCGGGCATTCGACAAGTTCAGCTTTACCGAAAACGCATTTGCCTTGTGCAAGGGTCTTTCCCGTGACGTGATAGGCATTGAAAAGCGCATTCAATTCGGTATTGCGTATGTCAATGAATGGGCAAAGTCTTTGGATATAGACTTGTGGTGGCACATTATGCAAAAGATGCGCTACAACGAAAGCCGCCCAATCCGGCATAACAAAGCGTATTGACAAGCAAATGCAATGCACTTGCATAACAAAAGGAATGTATTTGTATAACTTAAAAACAAACGTATATGTTTCAATGTGAAGTAATTGGCAATATCGGGAATGATGCCGAAATCAAGGATTTCAGCGGCAAAAAGTATGTGTCATTCAATGTCGCCCATTCCGAAAGGAAAAAGGATGCCCAAGGGGTTGTGACAGAATCAACGGTGTGGGTGTCCGTCCTTTGGTATGGTGATGGCGGCGGTCTTACCCAATACTTGAAAAAGGGGTGCAAAGTGTTTGTCCGGGGGCGTTTGTCCTTGAAAACCTATCAAGATAAGCACGGCAACACGCAAATCGCCGTCAATGTCAATGCGAATGAAGTTACCTTGTGTGGTCTGAAAGGCGAAAGCCAACCGACAGGAGCAACGACACAGGCAGCACAAGCCCAACCGCAAGCATCCGACAATGCGGAAGATGATTTGCCATTCTAATTGCGTGCGATATGAGGTGCAAATATGATAACATCATTGCCATTGACCCCGACAAAGGAAAATCGGGCGTGGCGTTCCTCAAACCGACAACACGGCAATTGGAAGTGTCGAACTTGGCTTTTCCGCAATTGATGGATTACTTGCAATTCTGCAAAAAGACAGGCATTGACAAAGGCGAAACATTGATTGTCGTTGTTGAAGCCGGATGGATGGTCAGGAAAAGCAATTTCCATGAAGCGCAAGGACACCGGGCGGAAAAAATCGCAAAGGATGTCGGGGCGAACCATGAAACAGGGCGCAAGATTATCGAAATGTGCAAGCATTACGGAATCAACGTCTTGGAACACGCCCCGTTGGTCAAGTGTTGGAAAGGCAAAGACCGAAAGATTACCCAAGAAGAATTGGCTTCATTTACGGGTTTGACCGGGCGCACCAACCAAGATGGGCGTGATGCGGCTTTGCTTGCATGGGTGTTTTCGGGCTTGCCTATCAAGGTAAAAGTTGGATAACTTATGCTTAACTTTTTTTGCAAAAGGGTGTGTTATAGTAACACACCCTTTAATTTTGCAATTGCATTGCAAACTAAATTCAAAAGCAGATGAAACCAATTGATTTTCCGCAATCCACAAAGGTATTGCAAAAGCCGTCCACCATGTCAGACAATGAATGTTCATCATTGCACGTGTGGAATGACGGCAAACAATGTGTTTCTTGTTGGAAGCCGACTTTCAAGGAACGAATGAACATTTTATTCGGCGGTAAAGTGTGGCTTGGTGTCCTTTCGGGGAAAACACAACCGCCCGTCTTTGTTTCGGGCGAAATGGTCTTTGAAAAAGCCCCGTTAAAAGCCCGCATTTCGGCTTTTTGGGGAAAGGCAAAGGAAAGTATCATTCAAACATGGGAAAACCTTGCAGAAGCCGCCAAACAACCCGATAAACGGAAACATTTTTATGTCGGCTTTGTCATTGCGCTTGTTGTAGGTGTCTTGTTTGGGGCTTTGGTCGGTTTTGTAGCCGGAAGTCTTGCCGGAGCAATCAAAGAATGGTGGGATTCCAAAGGTCACGGCACGGTTGAATTGATGGACTTTATCTTCACCATGATTGGTGCGCTTTGCGGGGCTTTGGTAGCCTTGATCGTTTGTGTGTTGTTCAATATCCATTCCGTGTTGTCATGGCTACTAAAATAATCGAAGCGAGTATTGAAACCCTTATCCCGGACAATAAGAATTTCAACAAGGGAACGGAGTTTGGCGAACACCTGATGGATAAATCCTTACGGGAATTTGGGCTTGGTCGGTCAATCCTTATCGACAAGAACAACCGCATTATCGCTGGGAACAAGACAGCCGAAAAAGCCGCCGACATTGGCTTTGACAATGTTATCATTGTTGAAACTGACGGCAATTCACTTGTGGCGGTCAAGCGAAAGGATATTGACCTTGATTCGGCAAAGGGGCGTGAACTTGCCCTTGCGGACAACGCCACAAGCAAAGCGAACCTTTCCTTTGATACGGACTTGATAATGCAAGAAGCTGAAAAGTTCGACTTTGACCCGGAAGATTGGGGCGTTGCATTGGATGCCCAAGAGGAAAACGAAGATGAAGAAGAAAGCCCCAAGAAAGTGATTGACACAAGATTGATTGTTGAATGTGGCGATGTCGCCAAATTGTCATTGCTATTCAACGAGTTGCAAGAAAGAGGCTTCAAATGCGAATTGAAAGAATAAAGTTATGAAAGTGACAAAAATGGACTAAAAAAGGCGTAACATGGCGAAATACGGTAAGAAAATAGTTGAAAAGATTGTCGGGCTTGTCAAGTCGGACACGTTCACCATTGCCGAAATATGCCGCCAAGTGGGTATCACGCCCAAGACTTATCACCAATGGATTGATGATTATCCCGACTTTGCCGCCGCTATTGAGCAAGCAAAGGATGAGCGGATGCAATTCTTTGTGCAGGAAGCCAAGAAATCATTGTTGAAGAAGATACAAGGCTATGAAGTGACCGAAACAAAGGTTGTGACCATTCCAAGCAAGCAAAAGGATGAAAAGGGCAACCCAAAGCCGATAATCAAGGAGCAAACGACCACCAAGAAGCACATTCAGGCGGACACAGCGGCAATCATATTCACCCTTACCAATGGCGACCCGGAACATTGGCGCAACAGGCAGACAACGGAAGTCACGGGCAAAGATGGAAAGGATTTGTTTGCGGGCAAGTCGGATGAAGAATTGGATAATGAAATTGCGGAATTGCAACGGAAGTTAGAATAATGGCGCAAAGGGCTGACAAGATACGGTATTGTAAGGCATTGAAAGAACGGCTTATTCGTGAAAGCCGTTCCGATTTGTTGCGTTTTACCCTTGCCACCATGCCCACATTCCGCCCGGCGGACTTTCACCGCCGATATTACAAGGTTCTGACAGACTTTGCGCAAGGCAAAATCCGCAAATTGATGGTGTTCATGCCGCCCCAACATGGTAAATCCGAGGGTTCAACAAGGCGTTTGCCCGCCTTTCTTCTTGGCAATGACCCTGAAAAACGGTTGGCGATTGTGTCTTACAATGCCCCCAAAGCAAGAAAGTTCAACCGTGAAATCCAAAGGATAATCGACACGCCCGAATATCACGAGATATTCCCGGAAACCAACCTTAATGCCGCCAATGTGACCACGATTGCCGGGTCTTGGTTGCGCAATGCGGATGAATGCGAGATTGTAGGACACCGGGGCAGCTTCAAGACGGTTGGTGTCGGTGGTGCTTTGACAGGTGAACCCGTTGATATTCTTATCATGGATGATATTTACAAGGACGCAAAGACGGCATGGTCGCCCATTGTCCGTGAAAGTGTGTCGGATTGGTACGATACGGTTGCGGAAACCCGACTTCACAATGAATCCCAACAACTGATTGTCTTTACACGATGGCATGAAGATGATTTGGCGGGTACGTTGTTACGGCAACAAGGCGTATATGACCCCAAAGACAATCCCGATGGGTGGGTTGTTGTCGTTTACAAGGCTATCAAAGAGGACAAGCCGACAGAGTATGACCCACGGAAAGAGGGTGAAGCACTTTGGGAAGAAAGACACAGCTTAAAGAAGCTGCAAGCGATACGCAAACGCAATCCCCAAGTGTTTGAATCCTTGTATCAACAAGACCCCCAACCCCGTGCCGGACTTATGTACGAAAGCGGCTTTGTTGAATACACCATTCGCCCGGCGACAAAGTATGTCAAGCGGAAATGTTATGTCGATACGGCGGACACGGGCGCAGATTATTTGTGCGCCATTGTCTATGATGAAACGGATGTTGCCAATTATGTTGTGGATGTACTTTACACGACACGCCCGGTTGAGTACACAGAACCCGCACTTGCAAAGATGCTGACCAAACACGGCGTTGCCTTGTGTATTGTTGAAGCGAACAATGGCGGTCGCCTTTTCAAGAACAATGTTGAAAAGCAATGCCGACTTATGGGCAACGGCAAAACGGCATTCACGGCATTTCACCAAACCGAAAACAAAGATACGAGGATATACCAACATTCGGCAATGGTGCAGAACCTTACATTCATGCCGCAAGGCTGGAAAACGTTATTCCCTGAATTTGCCAAGGCGATATGCGGCTATTTGAAAGCCGGGCAAAATGAACATGATGATGCCCCGGACGCATTGACGGGAACAATCGAAAAAAGAGCAAACCACCGCAAATCGGATGTGGCGGGGCTTTTTGGATATTAAAGTGTTTCACTATAAAACAATAAAGATATGCCAATTGACGAAATTTTCAAGAAAGCAACGGCAAATGATGTGATTTCGGAATTGAAGTCTTGCCGTTTCATTCCACAACCTGATGTGGAGAGTGCAGAAAAGGCACTTAACCCCAAGTTGCATGATATTAACGACCCGGTTATTCGCAAGGATAAACGGGTAAAGATTGATGCCGACGATGAAGCGGAATCGGCGCAAAAGATTATCACGGTGGATGGCGAAAGTACCAATTACAGAACGGAAAAGGTTGCAAGAATTGCCCTTGCCATTCAAAGGTTGATAATAAACCGTGCCGTGTCTTTCTGTTTCGGCAACCCTATCAATTACAATGCGACCCCATCCAATGACAATGAAGCGGCGATTGTCTTTGCCTTGAACCGCATATTGTATGATGTCAAAAGCACTTCTTTGAACCGCAAAATCGGTCGTTCCATTTTCGGTTACAAGGAATGTGCGGAGTATTGGTACACGGTAGATAAGCCCAATTCCAAATATGGCTTCAAGTCGAAACACAAGTTGCGTTGTGCCTTGTTTTCGCCCGCTTATGGTGATACCCTTTACCCCTATTTTGACGAAACGGGCGACATGGTAGCCTTTTCACGGTCTTTCAGCCGAAAGGATGCCGGGGGAAATGCCGTTGATTATTTTGAAACATTCACAGACAAAGAACATTGGTTGTGGATTAATGGGGAAAATGGCTATGAAGCCGCACCGGGCTATCCAAAGCCTATCACGATAGGCAAAATCCCCGTGATTTACGGACACCAACCCAAGTTTGAAACGGAAGATGTGGATAAACTGATTGACCGTTTGGAAACCTTGTTGTCGAACTTTGCCGATACAAACGACTATCACGCAAGCCCCAAGATATTCACAACTGGCATAATCAAAGGATGGGCAAAGAAAGGCGAAAGCGGTGCAGTCATTGAGGGTGAAGATGGTGCAACCATGCAATATGTGTCTTGGCAGTCAGCCCCGGAAGCCGTCAAGTTGGAGATTGAAACCCTTTTGAAGATGATTTATACAATCACCCAAACGCCGGATATTTCGTTTGATTCGGTCAAGGGGCTTGGGGCTATAAGCGGCATTGCATTGAAGTTGCTTTTCATGGATGCCCATCTTAAAGTGCAAGACAAACGGGAAATCTTCGATGATTATTTGCAACGGCGTGTGAATGTCATTCTTGCCTATATCGGCAAGATGAACAACGCATTGGAAGCGGATTGCGAAACAATCGCCATTGAACCCGAAATTGTGCCGTATATGCTTACAAGTGAGATTGACGAATTGAACTATTGGCTTACGGCTAATGGCAACAAGCCCGTCATATCGCAAGAAGAATCGGTCGAGAAAGCCGGACTTTCAAGCAATGTTGAATTGACCATGCAGAAGTTGAAAGACCAAGCGACAACCGAAAATTCATTCATAATCGGCGAACCACAACTTGAAATGGATGCGTGATGAAAAGGAAAGTCATTGAAACGCCAAAACATCAATGCCGGGATTGTGCGTATTCATGTGATTGGCACGAAAAGAATTGGAAAGGTGAATTGTTCATGTGCAAATGCCCTTTCCACAAAGAGGGGAAATATAGCAAGTTCTTGTCAGACCCTCAATGCGAACACTTCAAATTAAGGGGCAATGGCTAAAAGGCAGAAAATAAAGCGATTTTCGGTGCAGACATTCGATGCCGCACATTACAGGCAAACGGAGCAATACACGCAAGCCGTTGATGCTTTGTTTGACAAGGCGACCGTCGAAATAGCAAGGGCGGCGGCAAAGGGCAAATATGACCCCGACAAGCCGTTTTCTTTCGATGATTACCCAAGTGTCAAGGCGGTTATGCAAAGTGTCACCAAGCAACTTGCAAGCCGCATTACAACGGTCATTGAAACGGGGTCAAAGAAGCAATGGTTGTTTGCTTGCAGCAAGAATGATGGCTTCATTTCCTCAATACTTGATACATCCAAGTTGAGCAAGGCGCAATTGAAAAAGATGCAAGACCAAAATTTGGATGCCTTGAAAACCTTTCAGGGGCGCAAGGTTGAGGGAATGAACCTTTCACAACGTATTTGGAATTATGTTGGGCAATACCGTGAACAACTTGAAGCCGCCCTTGATGCTGGGTTGGGTGAGGGTCGAAGTGCGGCACAACTTTCACGGGATGTCCGGCAGAACCTGAAAGACCCCAACCGATTGTTCCGCCGTGTGCGTGACAAGCGGGGCAACCTTGTGTTGTCAAAGGCTGCAAGGGCATTCCACCCCGGACGTGGTGTTTACAGGTCAAGCGCAAAGAATGCCGCCCGGCTTACGCGGTCTGAAATCAATATGGCATACCGTGAAAGCGATTATTTGCGTTGGCAAAGCCTTGATTTTGTCGTGGGGTTTGAGGTCAAAAGGTCTAACCATGAACCTTTGTGCAAGTGTGACATTTGCGAGAAGCTGAAAGGGCGTTATCCAAAGCATTTCAAGTTCAAGGGCTGGCACCCGCAATGTATGTGTTACGCCGTGCCAATCCTGATGGATGAAGAAACCTTTGATGAAAATGAGTTGGGCGACCTCAAAGCGGCATTGCGTGGCACTCAATACAAGCGTTTGGAAGCAAAGAATGTCGTTGTCGATGTGCCGGACGGCTTCAAAGAATGGGTCAAGGAACACGAAGAAGCGCAAGCCAATTGGAGTTCCACACCCTATTTCATCAAAGACAACTTCAAGGACGGCAAGTTATCCAAGGGGTTGAACTTTGACACCAAGAAGCAGATTGACCCGGCACAAAAGCGGCTTGATGCCCTTATGCCGCAAATCATTCAGGCACGGGCATTGGCAACGAAATGGGGGTTGTCTGTACAACTTACAATGCTTAATAGGTATGTTTCCGACAAGGATATTACGGAAATACAAAGCATCCTTGCAACCATTCAGAAGATGGCGGATAAATTGCAAATGGATGACAACGACATTCGCCACAAGTGTTCCGAATGGGGTTTATCCACATACATTCTTGATGAAGCGATGCGAACACCTGATGCAACAAATATATTGGTGGCAATATCGGAGTTGAAAAAGCGTGTTGATGATGCCCAAAAGGAATACAAGTCATTTATCCATGATGCCAACGAAGCGGTCAAAGAAGCCCGGAAGTACAAGATTGACGTTTCCGATATGCTGCAATTGATTGCCACCATTACAGGCGACAAACGGGAATGGATTATGTCAAAGGCTTCATGCAAGGAAATGTTGGATAAATTGAAGAAACGGATTCAGGATGCCATTGATGAAGCCAACAAGCCCAAAGCCGATGCAAATTCCATCATTGGCAAGTATGATGTTTCACGTGCTGACAATGAAGATGAAATGGAAAAGTCGCTTGGAATGCACAAAGCGGCGGCGATGAACCATGATGATGCAAACGAGTTGAAAGGCAATCCGAATTTCACGCTTGGCGGCGGCTATCACATAAATTGTCAATCATGTGTTGTCGCTTACGAGATGCGGCGGCGTGGATATGATGTGGAAGCCAACCAAAACACGAAGCGAAAAGGAAATATCCCGTATGAACTTTCCTATACCACCGAAAAGGCATGGCTTGATGATAACGGGAATGTGCCAAAGAAACAACGTGCGGGCGGTCGGTATGTCGATGGCTACAAGATAAAGAACAAGACGTTCAAGGTAATGATGTCGGAATTTGAGGACATGACTTCAACACCCGGTCGATACCACATAAATTTTGGATGGAAAAATCGCCGTAGCGGGCATATCATAACAATGGAAAGGTTCAAAGACGGCACAATGAGAATTTACGACCCACAATGCGGCATGGTCATAACAGACTTCAAGGCATACGCAAAACGCTTTTCATTGGTCTATGGAATTAGCATCTTGCGTGTGGATAATTTAAGGGGTAATCCGCATTATGTGTCGGGAGCGACAAAGAAACGGCAATGAAGAATCAATCCGGCAGGTTTTCGATGAATTGCCCCCATTCTTCTTCGGTTGCGACCCGTGCTTGCCCTTGCTTAACAAGGATGAACACGGGTTGCCCTATAAAGGGCATTTTGCCGTTCTTGTTATAGGGCGAATAAACTTCATAACCTTTCCAATCGGGAATCCGCTCAAAGGTGTCAAAACCGTACTCTTTGGCAATAGCCATTATCATTTCTTGCTTCTTCTTATCCATAACTTATTGTATTTTAATTTGTTGTACAAAGGTAAATAATTGGGGCTAATATAAAGCAGGGGTTGCACAAGTTTTTCATAACTTATGCAGCCCCTTGCATTAAGTCAAATTTCTTGTGAATCGACCCAAGACATTCTTTCTTTCATGGAAGAAATGACAAGGTTTTCAATCCGCTTTTCGAGCGCGTCAAATTCCATGATGAATTGGTCGGCAATGATGCGTTCCGTATCATCCACGTTGTATATTTCATTGAGCGACTTATATACTTTCGTGTAAAGTTCCTGCATGGTTTTCATGCAGTCAATGAAATTTTCAGTCTGTTTGCTGACGGTCATTGCGCACCCCCTTTCTTTGCTTGTGCGGCTTGCTTTGCCAATTCCGCTTGGTTGATAGCGTCAAAAAGAAACTTGTTCACGAAGTAGATTTGCCCTTTTCCGGTCACTTTGGTTGTGGTGGTGACAAGGGAATCGCCGTTGGGCTTTGTTATCACCGTCTTTTTGAGTTCAAACAAACCCATTTGCAAGGCTTTTTGCGTGGGCTGGTTGTACATTTCGCCCTTTTTGCAAAGGTAGCCTTTATCACGCATCCATTGGAAAAGGCGGTTTTGTCCGATTTCCACGCCGTTTTGCTTGATGATACGGGCAAGTTCGCCAACCAAAATGGAATGTTCGGACGTTTCAACGGCTTTGGCGAATGTCGCACCGGGCATTAAAGCCTTGATGTGCCGTTGCTGACCCTCATTCATTGAAGTTAAAGCATCATTTTGGCATTGCAACAAGTAGTTCTTGTTTTCGGATTGCTTCAATGCCGCTTGTTGGCGGTCGATTGTGTCCTTTGCTACCATCAATGCCCGTGCCATGATTTGTTCCGGCGTTTCATCAACCTTGGCAACCATGTAGCCGCCCGACTTGCGTATGCTTGGCAACACTTCACCGCAAACCCAATCTTGGAATTGTTCGGCTTCTTTCTTACGGCTTTGGAAGATGCACTTGTACAAGTTTGGTTCGGTGATGAAGTTCATTAATTGTGGGCGATTCATTGAATCTATGACCTCATTACTAATGACCCCATTTTTTTGAAGTCTTTGTTTTACTTGACTTGGATTCCCAAGGTCAAGTGCTTTGCATACATCTGCAAGGCAAAATAATGGTTCACCGCTTTTCGTTAAGGAAGTGCGGATTCGCCCGAATTGGGCATTTTCAAAGATAGTCACTTGGTCTTTCATTGTTGAACGATTTATGAAAGATTACACATTGCCACTTTGGGTGTGGTGGCTTTTCACATAAGGCAATGAAAAAGGCATTGCCTTTCCCGTCGTTCAACACCTACAAAGGCTGGATTTCCATTACAGATTTCCACGGGGGTGCAATGCCGATATGTCAGCCGTCAGGGTATAAAAATACCGCCAACGGATTGTTTGCGGTTCTTGCGTTCCGCCTTTGTAGTATGTTGAACACTACAAAGGTAGCAAGAATAATTGAAACGGCAACAAAATTCACCGCAAAATTAGCGGATTATCTGAATTTTGTTTTACTATAAAACACTTATTTGCAAACAAAAAGGGCTTGAAGCCCAATTTTGTTTATTGCTTAACAAAGATATAAGGCAAAGTCAAGTTCGGGTCATGCAAAACAATTCTTGTTTCACTTTGTATGTCCATATCGAAACCTTTGTACCGTTGATTTGTTTCCTTGTCATACAAAGCCATGTAATCTGCATCCGAATTGATGAAATAATAGCATTCAATATCTTCATATACTTCATCAACAATATCAAATGCCCTATATGTGCATTCACCTTGTGCATAATAAAGATGTTCTTGACCGTTCATGTAATCGTCACGGGTAACTTCTATTTCTTTGTCGAAATGAGTGCCGAACACAATCAAGTCTGGGTCAGGCAATAGGCTGCCTAATTCACCGCCTGAAAGGTTTGAAAACTGAATGTCCGCCCAAGTTCCATTGAACAATGCAAATGCCTTTTCTTGCCTTTCGGAATAAGTTGAAACGAAATCATCATCTTTTGAACATCCGACAAGGGCAATCCCTGCAATTATGCAAGTAATGCAAGCACGAATAAATTTCTTCATATTTTCATCCATTAAGTTTATAATACCGCCGCAATTTTCCTTACGTTGGCAAGGCGTTCCAAAAAAGACTTATCACGCTTTGTTGTAATCATGTCATAATCGGCTTGCAGCCGCAAAAGCATATAAGCCGGGATTCCCATTGCTTTTTCGCACAAAAGCGCAAATTTCGTGTTTACGGGTCGTTTGCAGTTCACAATGTCGTTCAAGACAGTATAAGACACGCCCATATCCGCCGCAAGTTGTTTTTGTGACAAGCCCCGGCATTCTATTTCGTCTTTGAGCAATTCGCCCGGATGGGTGGGTTCGTAAGGCTCTAAATTGTTGGCAATCATTTTTGGGTCTATTCCTTTAACCGTAATCATAACTTATTTATTTATAGTGGTTTGACAATTCCAAGATGTTGCAGATGTAAACAATCGTTTCGTTTTCTTCTTCTGACACGGTAAATTCGATTCGGTATTGGTCATTCACCCTTATGGATGAAATGCCCGCCTTGTCGCCTTTCAAGACCTCGTAACGCAAGGATGGGAGCAGGAACAAATCTTCAACCTTGTTTGCGCTTTTGATAAGGTCAATGCCTTTTCTGTAACGCTTTATGATGTCAGGTTGGAAGCGGTGTTTCTTGTCGCCCTTTCCCGTTTCATAGAGTTCACCCTTAATTCCGCAACACTTTGATTTAACTTTATTTATAAGTTCCTGAGCAACAAAAAGTTGCTCAGGATTTTGCC